ATGGCAACACTGAACAAAACTCGTGAGGGTACTCGTAATCAGAAGAAAGGTATTACCGTCGGACACGCTAATATCACGATAGCTGATTATGCTGCTACCTTAGATGTAGCTGAGCTGTTTGATATCCCTGAGAATGCTCACATAGTTCGGGCACACTTGAATGTTAAGACAGCTTTTAATGCAGGTACATCTATCACATTCACATTCAGAATAGGTACTGACATCTTAGTAGCGGCTATTTCTGCTGCTACTACAGGTATCAAGTCCTTAACTGTGACACAGCGCGATTCTGGAGTGGGTGGGTTCTGTAACTTACTACCCACTATTGTAGGAGCTATACCTACTACAGGCGAAGCTGAGTTTATGCTTGAATACATTGAGTATGACAAAAACAATGGAGAGTATACTGACTATAGTGCAACCTAAGTAACACACCTTTAAGGAGGTGATCCTTAGCCAACCTAGACGTCTAGTTTAGGTTGGTTTTATAGTATCCGGAACCTTACTATTTAAAATAGGTACTAGCATTACTTACAGTATCAGGTAATTTAGTTATGCAACTAATTTTTATTCTTCTCTTTGCATTTTTTATTTCTAACTCTGAAGGTAACGCCACAGAACAGAATATTGCTAAACATCAAGAAGATGGTGTGTTAACTTGGGAGGCGTCCAAGACTCCTGAGGTTGCCTATATTGTATACCTGAATGGTGAAGTACTTAATGGAGATGTGCGGGGTTTGACATTAAATATAGGAACAAATGAAGGACTATTTGCAGTTCGTGCAGTGTTAGATAATGTTATGTCATCCAAAGTATTTAGACTCAGACCTTATGGCGTTACAAACGTTCAGATAATTACAACTAAGACTATAACCACCACAACCACTAAGATAACCAGATAGAACTATGACAAAAGTAGTAGGTAATTGGGTAAAAGAGGATGTATCAGGTACTCCAGGTACAGCACTTACTCTAACGTTAGTTGCTAAGACAGGGTTTGCAAGGGTACAAGACATCCCCGAATTAACAGTAGGCGCTACAGTTAGGTATGTTATAGAAGATGGAAGCAACAAAGAATTTGGTTTAGGTACTAGACAAGCAGGTTCGACATTTGATAGAACAACTCCTCAAGCTACTCTAGATGCTGGGACTTACGATAACACCTCACCTACAAGAATAAGCCTAACTAGTAGTGCTCAACTCTACCTAACATCTGGCGATGTGGACTGGACTGAAGCTGAGCAAGTGGCTTTTATAACAGGTGCCACTTACACAACTATACAACATGCTCACAACATAATAAACAGTACAGGACTGGTAGGTTCTCATACTATCACTGATGATGCTGATGGGACGATTACTGTATCTGCAGGTTCTGGGTTTATTAGAGCGACTGACTCTGATGTAGCTGAATTAGTCACATTAGATTGGTCGGCTGAAGCAGGAGCTAATGTAACACTAATAGATAATGATTTCAACTATATCTACGTAGAGTATAACTCTGGCAGTCCTCAAATAATAGCTACAGTAACTAAACGAACTGACAGAAACACAAATATTGCTTTAGGTACAGTCTACCGAGCAGGAACCGTGTTACATATAACTACAGCGACAGCACTACAGGTAGGCGCTCATACATCTAAGATGGATATGAGGTTGTTTGAATTAGACCCTTTTGCTAGAGCTAGTGGAGCTGTAATATCTGAAACAGGGAATAGAAGTATAGCTATAACTGCCGGGAGTTTCTGGTACGGTTTAGATAATTTTACAACTGCTGCTAAGGATACAAATGTAGCAGATACTTTTGTGGCTTATTATAGCGATGGTGCCGGTGGGTTTACCGCTATAACGGCACAAACTCAAATGAATAACACACAGTATGATGATGGGTCGGGTACACTGGCTACATTAGCTAATAATAGGTACGGTGTTTGTTGGGTATATATCTCTGTAGAGGGCGACCTTTATGTCGTGTTTGGTACAGGCTCGTATACCTTAGTTGATGCAGAAGCTGCCACACTACCTACATCAGTACCTCCACATTTTGAAGAACATTCTAGGATAGTTGGTAAAGTTATAGTTTTAAAGAGTGCTACTAATCTACAAGCTGTCGAGAGTGCCTTTGCTACTACCTTTACTACTGGATTACCTACTGATCATGGTGATTTAATAGGTTTAGCTGATGATGACCATTCTCAGTATCTACTAGTGGACGGTACTCGGGCAGCAACAAAGTTTGAGTATACAGGTGAAATATATAAGACTGGAGCTACTCTAAATGGCTCTGCTATCACTAACCATGTGAACTTAGGTGCTGGTGCTTCTATTACTGGTACTGCTGCACAGGCTTATGACTACTGTACTATAGGTGGAGGCCTGAACAATGAGGCCCCTTCAGACAGGGCCACCTGTGCCGGGGGTGAGGATAACATAGCGGGTAGTAACTATGGTGTGGTTTCAGGTGGTAAAACTAACACCATCTCTGTAACAGCTTATGCATGTAATATAGGTGGTGGGGACTCAAATAACATTTTAGGTAGTAATAACTACAACACAATAGGTGGAGGAGCAGCCAATACTGCAAATGCTGCTGCTAGTGAGGCTGTAATTTCTGGTGGTCGTAGTAACCAAGTATCGGGGCAATACTCTGCTGTACCAGGGGGAAGGGGCAATAGAGCCCAACATTTACATTCTGTAGCTATGTGTGGGGGTTCTTATACTAGGGCTAACTATGATGTAGTCATAGGTGCCACTAATACAGCAACTCCATCTGTAGCTAATAACACTCTAAGGTTCCAAGGGATAGGAGGCAACATCAGGATTGATGGTGCTTTGTCTTGTCCTGAAGCAGATATAGCCACTATGGTGGAGTGGGCTGATGGGAACCCTAATACTGAGGACAGAGTTGGGTATGCTGTATCGCTGATTGGCGGCAAACTAATTAAAGGAGGTACCAATATAGTAGGTATTATATCCAGCACTCCTGCTGTCATAGGTAATGCTGCGCCAAACGGGTGGGTTGGTAAGTATCTAAGAGACAATATGAAACGTACTCTTATGACTGAGTATACTTTGCTAACTTGGTGGGACGGCTTTGGTGTGAGACAAAAGGCCTATGAGTCAGCTAAGGGTACTATATATGATGAATATCCCCAACCTACAGCAGTCAATGGGAGGTTATCTGCTAAAACTCCTTTAGAACCGATTACTAGAGAGACTGTTGAAGTACCTACTATAAACCCGGTTTTTGATATAGCTCAGGAATATATCCCAAGAGACGAGAGAAAAGAGTGGGCAACTTTAGGGGTATTGGGCCAGATAGTCATGATTACAGCAGAGCCTATAACTACAAGCAGAGCCAAGATAAGCCCTATTAGTGGAGAACTACTAAACTTAGCTGATGGAGATAGTGGATTTCCACTGAGGGTAGTGGATGTTATAGAGGTTATAGATAGTACAACTGCTAAAGTGTTTTACTTCAACTAGTAGTCTATTATGACAGCTTTCAGTCCTACAGCCGCAGCACCTACAGCCATAGCAGGATCTGGAGCAGCCCCGAGTGTACCGACTAATTTAGCTGGTGTAGGTATAAGCGCAGCTAGAGTAACATTAACTTGGACTGCTTCTATAGACTTAGGTAGCGGAGTAGGTGGATATAGAATATATAGAGATACAGTGTTAGTGGGGACTACCACAGCCCTCACATTCACAGATACAGGATTAACTACTAGTACAAGTTATGACTATCAGATATCAGCTATAGATACATCTATACCTCCCCTTGAATCAGCTAAAACTGCTATAGTTGCTGTATCTACCTTAGGAAGTTTAGGTAATGTGATAACTTTAGATTCTTCAGCAGGTATTCTATGGACTTCACAAGCTTATAGCTTAAATGACGTAGTAAATTCAACAGATGATACGGATGTACTATCTTTTGAATGTACTACAGCAGGCACTTCAGGAGGTACTGAACCAACATGGCCTGTAATAGTGGGAGGAACTGTGGTAGATGGTGGAGTTACATGGACAGCTAGAACGCCTAAAGCTTGGGAATATGCTATGGTGACCGCTAGTAGGGCTATAAATGCTTTTAGAAATGAGACTTCTTCAGATAAGTTTGTAGTCTGGGGTGAAAAGAACCACTGGGAAAAGTCAGATACGTCAAGTTTAACTATTAGTTCTGCTAACGCTCAATTTGATTCTATACCTTCTATTTATAGAGTAGATAAGACTACTAATCTATATTCTCCTTCTAGAACAGATGGATCAAACAATGTAAACTTTGGTTCTTTATTGTCCTCATTTAATGATGTGAAGATATCTACAGCCTCCGTATGGTATGGTTTTAGGTTTGAGTCAGCAGATAAGTTTTTTGTGCAGAGTGAATATTATGCCTTTGAAGACTGTGTCATTAACTATGGAACCTTTAATAATTCAGCGTATTTTGATTTTGCCCATTGCACTGCCCTACTAAAAAACACCACAATAAATGCAACCAATAATGCAGATAGCTATTGGAATTGTAATAATAATGCACATATAATAGTGGAGGGTTGCATTTTTAATATATCTGCCAAGGCTACAGGATTTTATAATGGTGCAGGTTCTGCAGGGAGTAGTAATTATCAGCAGGTGCACTTTAATGCTTGTGATATGTCTGGTATAAACACTCCCATATTAATAGACAGTTCTGATTTCTCAGCAGGTAATCCAGCATTAGCAGACTTCTTTAGAGGAGAAATAGATTTTAGTAATTGCTATTTACCTACCAATTATGAGATTTGGGATGGTACTTGGGTAGCTAAAGAAGCTACCTATGTAAAAGTAGAGGACTGCTCAGATGACGGAACTAATACATACATAAACGAGAGAAGAAATGTAGCAGGCAGTTATAAACATAATATAGTAACATACAGAAATTCAGGTTATTTAGGTAGTGAGGATGCAGACAGATTATCTCTAGAACTTATACCGACATCATTGACTAGTACATCTTTTGTTATTTCATCAGAGCAGATAGGTGGATTCTTCAGTTCTATAGGTACTAAGGTCATAACCTTACAGTTGATTGAGAACTACACTTCTCAGCTTACTAAAGCAGATATGTGGTTAAAGTTGTATTATTTTAAAGGTGCATCAAACCCTTTCAGGATAATAGACCTCAGTTCAAAGGAACATGCCCAACCTACCTTCACAGTACTTCCTGCAGGGTCTGGGTTATCTGATTGGTCAGGAGAGCCAACAGCTTCTAGAAGTGTTAAGATTGAGGTAACTGTTGATGTAGGTAGGAAAGGGTCATTTTACGGTGTGGTAGAATTAGCTAAGTATGAGTCTGGCAAGCAAGTCTTTATAGACCCTGAGTTTACTGTATCGTGACTATATTTTTTGACTCTAATGTGTCTGGCATATCTGTAAGAGCTGATTCTACTTCATATAGTACAGGTAACAGGATCAATGCTTTAAATGAAGAAATAGGAGCTTTATTTGAGTGTACTGTAGCAGGGACATCGGACTCCTCTGAACCTGTTAAGTATGCTATAGATGGCTGGTTAGCTAATAATAGCTATAGCTCTACCAATAACACTGTAAATAATGTAGGGGACAGTCTCCCTGTCAGATTTAAAGTGAGCACTACAGGGACATCAGGAGGAACAGAGCCTGTATGGAACACGACTGTAGGAGGTACAACTAATGATGGAACAGTAGTATGGACTACTGTTACTTGGTTTAGGACTAATCCTAATGACCTAACTACTGATGGTACAGTCACTTGGAAAGCTCTAGCACCAACCTCGTGGTCAGTCGCTATGCTCACTATGAATAGGGCGATATATGCTTGGTTCTTAGATGCAGACAAAACCCAACATATCCATGGGGAGTTGTTACATAAAGAATCTACAAGTAACACCTTAAGTTTAGGCCTGTCATTAACTGATAGGGAGTATAACCTAAGACCACCTATATATAGAGTAGATAAAACAACTGGTATATACAGCCCAGCTAAGTCGGATGGTACTACCAATATAAATTTTGAAAAGCTTGGTGTAGGTGACCTGCAATTCGATGCTGCTGTAGCTCTGCACGGGTTTAGATTCGTTAGCGATAATAGAATTGAATTTAATAGTAGATATGGTGCTTTCTTTGAATCATGCGTATTAAAGTTTGCCAATACTCAAGCAAATTCATACATGAGATGGGCAGGGCATAACCATACTAAGTTTATAAATTGTGAAATTGACGGTTTAGATAATACAGGTTCATACTTTAATCAGGTTAGTAGTGAAAGAGTGTTATTTGAAGGTTGTAATATCAATATAACTTCTTTAGCTACTGGACTTATTCAGAATCTTAACATAGGTGCGGATTTCACTAATTTAGAGTTTGTCGACTGTGATATGTCAGGAGTAACTAATCCAATATTAGTAGATACTTCTGATATGGACTCAGGCAATTCAGCCAGTAACGGAAGAGCCCAGGTTAAATTTATAAGTTGTAAATTACCTACTAACTATCAATTATGGGATAACACTTTAGGTTCTGACTTATCTACTTTTATAGAGGCTGAAAGTTGTTCTGAAGGAAGTGAATTATATCTGAATACAAGAAGGGATTATGCAGGAGAGAGGTCGACTAGGACATCTTTATACCGAACAGCAGGGTATTTTGACCCTGTTACAGGAACTAGATTATCACAGGTATTAAAGCCTGAAAGCGGTGTCGATAGATTTGTAACTGTTAAATCTTCAAAAATAGGGACATATATAGAGACTACAGGAGCTAAAGTAATTACGTTACAAATGATAGAGAATTTCACTAACCCTCTTAATAACTCAGAGGTGTGGGTAGATTTCTATTATTATGCAAATGCGACAGACTCATTCCATAAAATAGATACCTCAACTAAAAGATTTGCAGCTCTCACATATACAAACTTAAATGCAGGATCAGGTTTAGGTGCTTGGGTAGGAAGTACTGCAGGTTATAGGAGTGTGCAATTACAAGTTCCTGTAACTGTAGCTAGAGAAGGGATAGCCTATGGTATAGTTCACCTAGGTAAGTATGAAGCAGGCAAAGAATTAGTAATAGACCCATTGTTTACGGAGATTTAGATGGCTACTCAAAAATTACATGTCCCACAAGCAGGATACAAAACATTGTCTGGAGGTAATTATTATGTGGCGAAGTTTGGGTATCTTAGTATAGCAGGAGCGACTTCCTCTACTCCTTCTACAAATAGTCTACTTTTGTTAGGTAGAGGTAGTGATAGGGCTATGGATAGGGGTATGGAATAATGAGTGAAATAGTAGCCAAAAAGAATGTAGACAGGCATATAATCAGACCAGCTATTAATAAAACTACACCAGAGGCCTACATTTCAGGTGAAGTAGTTTTAGATGTTGCCTACACTAAAACAGGTGCAGGTGCTTGGACTCCAATCACATTAGCAAACTCTATGATTGAGATAGCTGCATCAGGAATGTATGGGATGACTGTCTTAGCATCTGAGATAGTTACTGTTGATTTCTTAGCCATTAAATGGACGAGCACCAATATGGCAGATGATATGGCCATACTAGATTTAAGGGATAAGTTAGTAGATGACTTAAATGATTTTGACCCTGCTGTAGATATAGTAGCTAGGGTAACTTTAGTAGATAGTGTGACTACAGTAAACAACATAGTTAACGTTACTACTATAACAACATCAGCAGAACAAGTTTGTGACGTTTTTAATTCTGTTCAGCCTTATCGTCCCGGTGTTAGTGGGATAATGACTAATGTTAGGGATAGTTTATCTGACCCTGGTAGGGATAAATATAGTGAAGAACGACTGGTTAGGCTGTTAGACAAGGCTCAAAAAGATTTAAACATCAGAACCAATATGCTTAAGGCTAAGGTAGTGTTCCAACTATCACCTAACCAAGAACTTTACACCCTACCTATAGATACTAGGACAGTAACTAGAGTAAATAATCTTAATGGTAACGTACCTATATTAACTCATTCAGAAGCTGATTCTAAGTATGGGTCTAACTGGGAACTTAATACTGGTGATGATCTATTAGCTTTTATTTATGATAAGCAGAATCAGAAAGGTTTTAAGACCTACCCAATTTTAACTGATCCTACTGGTGAGGATACTTTATATGTATATAACCAGAGTTCAGACTTTGGTATAGAGGGTGTGATAGAAGGCTCTACAGATGATGACTATGGTCTGATAGTTACTGATGAGCATGGTGACTTCGATTCTGACTTTGGTTTGATAGCTACATTTGTGGAGACCTCTGATAGATTTAGAGTCACTATGTATACTAATGTGAATGCTCAAAGTCTTACAGTTGCTCAAGACCCTAACACTCTAGTATACACCTATTCAGGACTTCAAGTTCCTGATACATATGATACCATACTTGAACACTATGTGATAGGAGTAGCATTACGAGATAATGTAGACACTCAGAATAGGGATTTAGGTAAGGAACATTTAAATATGTATGCTAATTTGATTAGAGAAGCTATGGCAGACTCATCTAGTAGTAATGTAAGTACGCCTGACCACCCAACCAGATATAACTCAGCACTTTAGGAATAGTTATGGACTCTAAATTGATAAGTACAATAGTTACTTCTTTATTGGCTATGATAGCTGGATTATATTGGTTATTTAGTCTAGAAGCTAATGCAACAATCCAAGAGAATAAAATAGTTGATCTAGTCACCCATTTATCCGATATGGAGAAACAGTTCAACACTATAAATAATAAGCTTGATGAACTAAACAGTAAAGTCAGCTACATTAAAGGAAGGCTGGAAAAGAAATGAAGGTTATAGAGTTCACAGGCGGCTTAAACACTAAAATAGACCCTTCTCTATTACCTGGGAACATAGCTGTACAGTTAGTGAATGCTGATCTAGCTTCAGGTGTACTTAAAGCCATGAATAATGTAGCTGACACAGCTTCATATACTGGAGTACTGTCCAACTTTATTCAGCATAAAGGTAACATAGTTAGTTCTAATGATGCTGATGTAGGCTATACAGAGTATGCTAATGATCTTTACTTTATGAAGTCTAGCATATTAACGCAGTTAAGAAATGGTGTGGAATATACAGTAGGTATAGTTAAGCCAACCTCAGCACCTGTAGTAGGTTTATCTAATCAACCAACTGCACCGACTAGTGTCTTAACTAGCATAGGGGCTTCTGATGGGTCGATAATATCTTATATAACAGGTACTGGGGACTTGACAGGATTAGATAGTTCTTATAGGTACATCTACAAAAATGATTCAGGAGTAGAGTATAGAACTAACGATTTTACAATACAGAATGGGGTTCCCACCCCCTATGATAGCTTAACGCACACACCTTCAGGAGGGGATGATACCTTCACTTTAGATATCTACAGGTTATATTTGGGTGTCTATAGGTTAGTAGGGACTACATCTTTGGGAAGTCTTATAGTCCCCATTACAGACCAAGTCTTAGATATATCAGCTAATGTTGCGACAATAACGTCACTACCCTCTGGTGGTCTTGCACCATCCACACAATATAATTATGAGGTTTTTGAGTATAACATAGTTAACTCTGTTAAGGTATACTCTCTTCCTTTAAGCATTTCAGTGACTACAGGTGTGAGTGATGAGAATGTTGAGATAACAGTAACTGACATAAGTAGAACAGAGGTATATAGAGTATACGTAGACCCTAGCACTCTATCAGAGAGTAGGCATTTAGTCCCTTACTACTCAGATACAGGAGCCTATATAGATTACCTAGCTGTTCCTACATATGCAGTATTTGCGACTACTGGAGGGGTTAATGGCACCTATCAATATGTCTATACTTTTTATAACTCTATTACAGGATACGAGTCAGTCCCCTCAGAACCCTCATTAGAAATAGTTCTTGTTAATGGTGTTGTTAGAGTATCAAACTTAGGAACTGCAACAAGTGCCACACATATAAAGATTTACAGGGTTGGGGGTACTTTAACTGTATTTACACTTGTAACTACTGTAGTAATAGGAACTCTAACATATGATGATTCTTTATCTGATGTGGAGATACCCGGAACACTATTAATATCTAATGATTATGATTACCCACCTCCATTATTAACCTTACTTACTGAATCTAACGGTGTACTCTTAGGTGCTATAGGTTCTAGGCTAAGGTACAGTAAACAAGGCTTGTTATTCGCTTGGCCTGCTGAGAACTTTATAGATTTTAAAAGTCCTATAACCTGTATAGCTGAAGTAGCTAATGGTATTGTAGTGGCTACATCCACTAAAACATTCATAATTACAGGTAATACACCAGCAGCCTATTCCAAATATGTAGTTAGTGGTGAGCAAGGCTGTCAATACGCTGCATCTTACCAGAAACTAAAGAATGGTGTGATTCTTAAATCAACCACTGCCCTTATGTTTACAGGTGGCGGAGTTCCCGAATTATTATCTGAGAAGTTTTTTAATCCGCTAAGTATTTTCATAAAAGCATCTACTGTTCATAATAATACTTACTATGCTGTGGGTAATTCTGACATCTTTGTATATGATTTGACTGAAAATAATTATTACACAATTGGAATAACATGCGATAATATAGGTGTAGTAGATGATAATGTTCATGTATTAATTGGCGGCAGCTTATTCAGGTTATTTACCGGAACAGGCCAACTAACACTACAATACAAGTCACCTGTGTTTACTGAAGGCTCACATTCAGAAACTAAGATATACAACAATATCTATTTAGCTATGAATGGCAACTTCACTATTAAAGTTTATTTAGATGAGGTTCTTAGGTTAACTAAAGTCTACACAACTACAGCTATAGAGATACAAGATATTAAACTACCTCAAAAATATCAGAGAGCTAAAAGTTTACAAATTGAGATAACAGGTACTGGTATAGTTTACGAATACGAGTATAAAACTACAGGACGGCAGAATGGAAAATAGAACACAAACACCAGGAAGTTTAGATGATCCACAAGTAGTTATACGTTCTTTAGATCAATTATCCTATGACGCTAAGGTTATTTCAGATAGGGTGACAGCTTTAGAAGCTGTAGGATCAACTAAAAACTCTGAACAAGCTAACACAGCTTTACTTGCCTATACCGCTGCTACTATTTCAGCTACTTATTCACAGGCAGAAGTACAGCAACTTTCGACAGATATTAAAACACTATCAGATAAGCTAGACAGCTTAATAACTTCTCTAATAGCCTCAACCTTAATAAAGACAGGAGTATAATATGCCTTTTCATAATGCTGTAGCTGAGTTCCTGTTTGGGGGATCAGTAGATAATGGTGACAAATCTAGAGGCCGAATTGCAGACATTCAAGAACAGCAACTTGAGCAAGCTAGAGTGCAACAAGCTGAGTGGGAACGTGTATACGGCCCGATTCAAGATAAGATAGCTAACAGTCTCAGGAACTTATCTATAGCTAGTGTCTCTGCTGCAGGATTGCAAGGAGTAGAACAAGAGTTTGAAGCTGCTGGTTTTAAGGTGAGAGAGAATATTGCTCAAAGAGGTTTAGAATCTTCAGGATTGCAAACTGCATTAGATAGTAGATTAGATATTAAGAAAGCAGAAGCTAAGGCCAGTATACGAGCAGATGCTCCAGATAAAGTACTTAATCAACAGAGTAAATTCCTATCTTTGGGGTTAGCTCAGAAGGATAGACAGTCACTTGAGAGCCAGTTACAGGGACAACAAATTGGAACATTAGCTAACGATGCTGCTCGTCAAGATCAATTAGCTGCACAAGATACAGGTAATTTGGGAACTCTTCTAGATTTAGGTATTAGGGGAACTGCAGCCTTCAGTACTGGTGGGGCATCTGAAGTTGTTCGAGCGGGTACATCTAAGGGGAGTAACTAATGCCTAATAAAATTAAGAATGCTTTGTCTGGACTATCTCAAGGGTTAGGTACCTTTGAGAGGGTACAGTCACAGAAAGCAGCACGAGATAACAACCGTGCAACTGCCCAAGCTAAACAAGCTACCCAAGCTAGCTTACTTCAAGAGTCTCAAGACAGAATAGCTAGGCAACCTACCGTAGATCAAGCTCAGGAACGTAATCGTCTAGAGGGGGAGAGAGATAAAGCTGAGATAGCAGAGTTAACAAGAAACCAAGACTTCAAAGAGATTAATAAGGCGTTAGCTGATTCTGATGTTAACGGTAATTTTAATACTTTAGTTAACGTTATGAAAACCTCTAAATCTTTCTCAGGCATTTATCGTAGCTTAGCTGGGATAGAGCCTATGAACTTATCTTCAGATGAGGATTTACGCTTGCTAGAGTCTGTTAGGCAAGCTGAGGGAGATGAACCTGACAAACCTCAAAATGACATACCCAAAGATTTCCAACCTGAAGACTTAGACGCAGCTAGACAGTTCTGGCAAGATAGGCCTGAATTACTAAAACAACAGGCTAAGATGTTAAGAACTGATGGTAAGAAAACTCTATTAGATGTTAGAGCGTTTAAAGGTCGTCAAGGCTTTTTTGCTGAGATGAATAAAGAACAGCTAACAACTGAGATAAACAAAGTAAGACTAGAGAAAGCTCAACTAGACTTAAAGAATGCTCAGAACCCAACCACTAAAGAAACTTCAGATATTCAAAATTCAAAGTTTGTAGCTGAAACTACAGGTAGAAGTTTGAAGAATGTTGTCGATAGACAGTTTGTAGCTAATACAGCCGGTATTAAGTCAGGTCAGGCTACTGAGGCTAGTGAAGCAACAACTCGCATATTTGATAGTTTTAAGGGCGGGAGTACTGAATTCTTTAATACTGACTTTAGTAATCGTAATAACAAATTGAAGGTGCTATCTGAGGTCAGAAAGATAGAGAAGAACTTAGGAGGTATAGATACCAAGATTAAGGGAAGGTTAAGTAGTCTTAATAAACTATTAGGGTTGGCTGGTGGTGTAACAGGACTTACTGAGGAATCTACAGGATTATTCGACTCTTTTTTAAATGATACAAAAAAGTTTATAAATGAAGATGTAGCAGAAGGTGATAGACAAACCGCTGAAGCTTCTTATAGGCAATTTCAAGTACTTATGAAAAACGATGTCTTTGGTTCTCAGTTAACAGGTGGAGAAATAGGTATAAGTAATAAGGCAGTAGGTACACTTAAAGAGAAATTACCTTCTGTACTTATAAAATTCAGGGAGCAGGTTAAGCAGATTAGAGACGATATCTCATCTATAGCTAACCTTCAAGACCCTATCTTATCTAAGTTTTATATTGGTACCGATCAAGATGAAGTAGATGCTATTATAAGTAGACTTGATGATTCTATAGTTAAGCTGGGAGGTTTCCCAACAAAACCCTCCAATAATGCTACCCAATCAGAACCTAACAAACCAGCAACAACTACTAAGTTTAAGTCACAAAGCGCTGAAGAGTCTTTTAATGATATCTTTGGAGGTAATTAAAAGTGAAGGTCAATATAGAAACACTTCAAGATACTTTTAGATATGGTTATGAACAGTATGAGTCTTCTCGTATAGAGTCTCAGACTGTATGGGATATGTACCATAATAGACAATATACTGTCGATCAATTAAGTACGTTATCTAACCGTAGTCAACCTGCTGAAACATTTAATGTTATTAAATTATTTGCTAGGATGTTAATGGGTTACTTCTCTACTACTGTTAATGAGATAGTCATTAACCCTGTACAGGAATCAGACTTAGATACTGCGCTACTTCTTAATGATGTAGTCCAACAAATATTCAAACCTGCTCAGTTTGAAGCTGAAAGTGATAAGATGAAATTATCAGGTATTCTCTCAGGTTTGATGGTTGCTTATGAAGAGGTCACTGATACAGGCAAGAAGGATAAATATGGTAGACCTATTTATGAAATTCAGTACTCTCATGTACCCGAACGTGAGATAGTTCTCGACCCTTCTAGTACAGCGGCTAATTACTCAGATGGTAATTGGATACATAGATATAAATGGTTACATGAGGATTTAGTAGTCAAAACATTCGGTCAAGAAGCTAAGGATAAACTTGATGCTTATGATAACCATGTAGATCAGACAGATACAGAATTTGAATCTGTTTACAATGGTGAGTTTGTTGGTAAATATAGAGTCTATGACAACTACTTAATAATTCACACTGTCATGATAGATGATGATGAGCAAAGATGGTCAGTGTTTTGGTCTGGTGATGTAGAACTACAACGAACTAAGCTTGTATCTACAAAAGTTAAATTTCCTTACCGTATACAGAAAGTGCATACATCAGATATTCCTGAATATTATGGAATCTTTAGAGAGATCATAGAGACACAAAAAGCTATAAACCAAGCATTAACCAAGTTTCAACTATTAGCTAATACACAAAAGGTATTTGTCCAAGAGGGTGCTGTAGAAGATATAGAAGATTTCACAGACTCCTTTAATAGGGTAAGTGGTGTTATACAAGTTAAAGAACTTAACGGTATAAAGATAGTAGACTTGTCTAGAGAAGCCTTACAGCAGTATGATATCATCAATAAAGCATTAGATCGTATACAGAGAGTATTAAGTGTTAATGACAGTTTCCTAGGTTTAGCTCAAGCTTCTGACTCAGGTAGAAAGGTGAAACTGCAAAGGAGTGCCACAATAACATCTTTACGCTACCTAACAAGTCAAATAGAACAATACTATGTAAATATGGGTATTGACGCTGTTTACTTAGTTCAGCAATATTATACAGCTAATCAAGTTATAAGGATAGCTAATGAAACATCAGGATTTAGATGGAGTGAAAGTAATAAGCCTTTAGAGGTGTGGAATGGTGAATATGGTGAGTCAGGTGCTCCAGTTATGGAAACACAGTTTGAGGAGGTCAATGATCCAGAAACTGGTGAACCTCTAGAAGTAGACGGTAAATTCGTTATAGCACCGATACCTGAAGCCGGAACAG